TTCTTTTCTTCAATATATTTTTCAATATGTTTTTTATATTCATCCCCCAGAACATCATAATTATCCACATAATAAATAATTCGCTCAATTGAATTAACATAATTCTGTGCAAGCCGTTCTGATATATTAAGAACTTGTGCCACGAATTCCTCTGGATATTGGTCTCCAAATAAGTCTAATTCAGTGAGCCATTTTGCCTTATATGGTGTTGGTGCATTTTCCAATTTACCCCACTTCTGAACAATTTCCAATAATTTATCTAATACTTTTTGGTCAGTTCCTAAATAATCTTTTGCCACAATATAGAATTCCCGAGATTGTGCATTCTGGACAGGCTTAAAAAAATACATTTCCTTAAAATTAGTATATGTAATATAAATTAAATTCCATAATAACGGCAAATCTATAGGCGAAAGAATCTTATACAACATCATCCCTCTTACCGGCAATATATCCAAAATTGCCACATATGAAGCAAATGCCACAAATTCATACTTAGGATTACCCCATTCCAAACCACAATCACTCGTAATTAAATTAACTGGCGGTCTTTGGGCTACTTTTTTCTTATAATGCTTTATATTTCGCACTTGGGTAATATCCCCGGTTCCATCTGCACCCCAATCCCATCTTTCAGGATGTCGCTCTATTAATTGATATGTATCTTTAATTTTTGCAATTTTTGGATTAAGAGATTGTGAATGCCATTCAAAATTGCTATATTGAGTTTTAGTCCTAATATAATTATTAAGTGCATTAATGAATGTTCCAGGTGCCTCGCAAAGATGGAAGGAATGATATGTCCCCTTCTGGGATGTAGGAACAAGGTAACAATCAGTAATAATTTCATACATTTTCAACCAGGCTTGGGATATGGATTTATCTCCTAAACGTTGTTGAACCATTATATCGAGATTGGGAACATTTCGACGTTGCCCCTTACCTTTATAATAGCGGAATTGTTCTTTGAGTTGGTCATATAACCATGTTTGGTCTTTTTCGGGTTTAGTGAAATCACGACGGGAATCAATTAAACGTCCTACTTGTTCTAATTGATTGTTGGACGGGAATATTGGATTGAGAAGGGATATATTAGAACGTTTGAGGGAAGATTTTTTTGTTCTTCTGGAATATCTTAGAGATTGGGAATGTTTTTTTGTGGATTGGGAAAATATATCTCGGAAAATAGAACCTATAGTATCGCGTCGGGATAATGATTCCTTTGATTTGCGGGATTTAGTGCCAAACGTTTTTGATTTATTTTTTGATTTATTTTTTTGGGATTGTATTCTAGAATGAATTGTTTTGAGAATAGAAATCTTTTTGTGTTGGTTGGAGCAAGTTTTAGAATGTATTGATTGTAATCGAGGATTAAGAATAATTTTATTGGATATGTAAGTTTGATATGGTGTTTTGAATTTGTATAATATAGGTTCTTGGATTCCATACATTTCGGAAAGGATATTGCGAGAAATAAAGGAATCTATTTTAGTGGTATTGTATTTATCGAAGTATGGAATATCCCATTTTTTGCAGTAAAGAATACTGGAAGTTATTTGATTAGAACTAGGTGTTTTGATTATATTTTGTCCATTTGTTTCATCTAAATTATTAAGTAGATAAACAACCTTTTGAACAAATAACAATTTATCTAAATATATTTTATTATTGAAATCAATTATTTCCTTATATCTTTCAGCATATTGTTCCTTAGGAATATCAAGAAAACCAGAAATATATTTAAATCTTTTATTAATAGGTTCCATTGGTGTTATTATATTGTATTTTGCACGCAATTCTTTATCATAAACATTAAAATCTTGTGTATTATTGGGATATTCTTTTTTTAGTTCTTCTAGAATACTTTCTAAATTAGAAAGTTCTAATTCGGTAATGCCTTTATAATCTTTAAATACACCCATAATACCAGTATTTTTTGCAAGATTAGATATTTCGGGATAATAAAGATGGCTTTCATTAAAATATTTTTTAAGAATTAAATATATATCTGCAGTTTGCCTATATGCAACATTACCAAAATGCATTATAAAATCGCCACCACTTTTTGTATATTTTAATCCTACTAATGCACCAATAAAAATATTAATTGTATTATAGAAATTTTCAAACATATATATTTCATTTTTTATATAATAAACTGTATATACTATAAGATTGAAAGAATTATATAATTCTGGATGTAAATTTATTAAATTATACGTTGAATCTTCATAGAATTCAATATTAAATTTATAAATTTCCTGAATATTATTTATATTTTTCTTCCATTTTTCTGTAATTGTTTTATAATAATTTTCTTTTGAATTTGGAACAATACACGTAATATTATTTAATTTATAATTATTTAACTGTAATACTTCAACCGCAGCCACGTTATATCCAACATTTAAAATCTTATCATTTTCTTTTAAGGTATCTAATATATTATATAATTTTAATGTTTCATATAGGGAATAAAATTTATAACTAATTGGTGAATACAAATTGCTTTCTAGATTAATATATTTAGTTATATTGTATTTTTTATTTGTATCTTTTTTATTTAAAAAACTATAAGTTATTTCATCTGGTGAAACTAATAAATAATTATATATTTTTGTAAATATTTTATATGCATTTACACTACCTGCTAAATGTATTAAATGATAAACATCACAAAATTTATTATATACCCTAATATTATCTAATTTATTATCTAATTTATTGTCTAATGTATTTTCTAATGTATTTTCTAATGTATTTGTTAAATCTATATTTTTATTATAATATACTTTTATTGGATAATCTAAGGTTTTTGTGCCACCACTTTGTTGTTTAATACTAAATCCGCGTTTGCTTCTAGCAGTTGTTTTACCATAAGTATCATCCTTTGATAATGATATTTTTTTTAATAGCAATGATTCTAAAAATTTATTTTTATCCAGATTATCTTTTTTACTAAGAAACATTGTTTTATTATCTACATTAGAGATATAAAAAAATAATTCATTTTTTAATGATTTTAAATTAAAATCCTTCAATTCTTCAAATGTAACAGAATCACGAGCCAATATAGAACCATTATTAACTTGTTCGCAAGTATAATTTAATATTATAAATTTTGGTATTTCACCAGTAATATAATCAGTAAATTTACTTGTTTTATCATTATTTTTAAATATGAATAATGTCCAATTTCTAAATTCTTTAGTTTTATTATGAAAAAATTTTATATTTATAAAACCTATAAATTCTAGCATTGATACAGAAACAAAACAATTTGTATGTATTTGAGTTCCTCTAATATTTATTTCATAATTGTTTATAACATTCTTAATACCATTTTCAATACCATTTTTTGCAATATAATCACTTTCTCTACTAGATAAAATAAAACGCACCGGGGCAAATACATTATCATTTGAAATAGCACATCTATCATAATAAAAATTACTAAATATCGTCCAATTTACTAATGGATGACAATTTTTATTTACACCAAATATTAAATTATCATAAAGAAAAAACCTTTTATATGGCTTATATATTTGTGTATCTTCCCTAAATCCATATATAAATTGCCTTATTTTTTTATCTTCCAAACTAGATACAATATCCCATAATACATTATCATTATCATCAAAACACTTCTCAGGCAAAAAAGTTTTTAAAAATAATTTTTCTTTTGGACTACTTTCTATAAAATTTTTAAATTCTTCTAGATTAAATTTATCTTCTTTATCATAAAAATAATCTTCAACACCCCATAATGTATTTTTGCAATGTTCTTTAATTATCTCTTTATCTATTTTTATTACATTACCTGATTCAAGTTTGCTTTTTTGAAGTTGTAATAATTCTTCCAATTTAGTTTTTTCCCTTTGATATTCAGTTTCATAATATTCTTTTCTTTCTGGTTCTTTATCACTACTTTTAGAACAATTTTCCAAACCTTTAATTCGTTTTTTAATTGTTTCAATAAATTCTTTATCAGATTGTTCTTGAATATTTTTAATACCTAATTCTTTCTCTACTTTTTCATATAGTATATAACGTGTTATCCATAATAAATCTTCAAAAAAATATGGATATATTTGCCCTTCGTTAGTAGTATAATGTTTTCTTAATTTATTATTATTTTCTTTGTCTAATAATTTATCAATAAAATTTTCTTTATATATTTGCATTATTTTATCTAACTCACCGCTATATTTTTTATCAAAACAATGAAATGATAACACATCACCAGTATTATTTTCAAAATCTTTATTTATTATTTTAAATTCTGTTAGCATAAAATTTAGAAATGCTTCATATTCTGGTGTAGTTGAATCTAAATTATATATTGTTTTACGTTTTTCCGATACTTCAAATATAGGTTTCTTTATAGTAGATGGTCTTGTGTAGTGTCTACTTTTTCTAAAATTAGAAATCGGTTCCCTTACTAATATATTTTCTAATTCAGGTAAAAGTAATTTTTGTAATTCTTTTATTTTGACATCCATTATAAATTCTATTTATTACAAATATAAAAAATCTAACATTAAATTAAAATCCAAAACCAAAATTAAAAAAAAACAAATATAAAATCAACACGAAATTAAACAAAAATGCCCATAACTTTAGCAGATATAAATTCACCCGAAATATGGTTTGCCTTCTTCTGTGGATTATTCCTAATCGAAGCCTTTCTTTTACTAACCTTTAGAATGTTTCCCAATTTTTGGGGGGATACTATCAACATCTGGTATGACCAATTCGGCATCATTGCTATTATGCTAGATGTATTAATAGTTCTCATTGGATTCTGGATAACTCAATGGTTATATACTACTTTATTTGGCAAAGATTTTCAACTTTGGAAATTTATATTGCTATTCCTAGCAGTCCAGATTACACACGATTTATTATTTTATTTCTTAATCGTTAAAACATCTAAAGGGCGCAATGGTATTATTGACCTTATTAAAAAATATGGAAATAAACACGGAATAGGAACTATCGTCGGTGATTCTTTAATGGTTCTATTAGCAATATTAACTACGTATGGATTATTATCTCTAAACACATCTTTTGGAACCTATGTTATATGTTTATTGTGTAGTTTATATCTTATCGGATATTTATTGTATCAACGATGGGCATAAATTTTATCAATTACCGGAATAAATTATGAATAATTAAAATATGGCATATCTGGCGATAATTGCCAAATCATATATGCTACTTTTTTCTTAGTTTGTGCCTTAGACCCTGGATTATCAATTATTTCAGTTCGGGTTGGTTTAAATTGATTATAATAATCTATTAAATCCAAATTATGAGTTGTTAATGAAAGGTAGGTAATTCCAAGGGATTGATAATTATGCTTTGCATCTTCTAGAATAATATTCATTAAGCGGGTACCTTCCCCACCACCAGTAGAACATACTTTATGAATAAACATAAATCCACCATCCCGTTTATATAGTTTAACCGATATGTAGGCAATAATTTCCCGATTATTATGAACGTAGATTATTTTGTAATGATTATTTTTTTTCAAGGTTGCAAAATCTTTATAAGTTGCAATGTGAACTTTATATGATTGCCCTTTAGGTGTTTTCCCTTTGCAAAGTTTTTGAGAATGAGGTAATAGAGATTTAAAATGCTTGTATGAAGATTCATCTACTACATATGATGTTATTAGATTTTGATATTTATTATGTGGATTTGGATTTGTATTTGGTTTTAGATTTAGTTTTGGCTGCTGGGGTATAGTTTTTTTTGTCTTGCTAGAATGTTTTATTGAATGTTTTATTTGTGTAATCATTTTTAGTATAAATTTGTCTTATATTTGTGTTATATTTTTGTATATTTTATTATATATTTATATTTTATTGATATTTTTTTGATATACCTAATAATTTAGAATTTAGAATTTAGAAGTAATATAGAAAATGTAGATAATATAGATAATGTATAAAGTATTAGAGAATAAATTTATGATTTGCTAGAATAAATTTACTAATAAATTCTATTTCATTTTCTTTCTCAGCATCTTTATAACTAAATAATGACATTAAATTCTCTTTAAAATATTTTAATTCGCTTTCTAAATTATCAATTTTTTCTTCTTTCATATTTTTAGTTAATCCAAAATCTGATATATAAAATTCGATTTTACCATTGCGTTTATTAACTAATATATTGCCACCATGCAAATCATTATGAAGGAACCCGTGTTCGTGCATTTTTTTTAATTTAGTAATCAAATTTGTAATTATATTTTCTGGTAATTTTTTAATATTATTTTTTTCAATATAATCATAAAAAGAACCTTGATTCATATATTCCAATACAAAATAATAAGTTAATCTACCATCAACTTTACAAGAATAAACATCAAACAATTTGGGACCGATACCTAATTCACCCATTTTTCGTGTAATCTCAGCTTCACGTTCTAATGATTCTACAGTGGTTTTAAAATCTTCATTCATATTCATAAAGTGATTATCATCTTGCTTATCCAAATTTATAACTTTGATTGCATATTTATATTTTTTACCACTAGTTTTAATAACATCACCAAACGCACCACTTCCTGCATTTACCACTTTATTTTTATAATTATATTCGGCTTTAATACAAGAATTTAGATTATTATAATCAAGTGGTATATATTCAGGAATTTTTTTAGAAACCATATTTTTATTCATTTTTTTTATATTTTTAATAACACCGGCAATTATATTTTTTAGATATAGAAAATTATGTTTCTGCTCTTTATATAATTCCATATTCTCTAATTTAGCTATTTCCTCATCTAGTTTTAACTTTTTTATATCTGTTAGTTTTTCTTTAACTATTTTATGTATCATTGATAAATCAATAATATTTTCTATAATATTTTCTTTTGTATTCTTGCTTATAGAATCAATATTTGTTTTTTTACTAACACCGGTAATAGATTTTTGTGTCTTAGTAGTCTTAGTATTTTTCTTAGTATTTTTTTTGGTTTTATTAGAATATTTCATTTTGAATTAATTATTTTATTAGATATCTATTAGATATTTTTTTACTATTTTTTTAGTATATTTCATTTTGGCTTATATTCTAATACCAACTGAATTAATTAGTTTTGGATTAATATAAACTTTCCCGCCATTTTTCATAATATTTTCGTTAAATGAAACATGTTCACATACTTCATTATTATCTTTTCCGCCATCATATATACTATTTGCTAAATATTTAGTTTTATATATTCCTAAACCACCAAATGCTGATTTAACTAATATTGGTTTCTCATTTTCATCAATATGTTTATATCTATCATTAACACAAATTTGCTCACCTTTTTTTTCTTTATATACACATTCCCAACAATCAAATGGCATCCAATCATCATATGTTCTTAAAGCCCATAAATCATAATATTTATCAGATTGATTTGCAGTCATTGCACCCCAATCAATATTTGTAATATGCAAAGTAGATAAGAATGCATCTTTTGATAACTTATCATTGACATCATCTAAATCCATAACAACTATATATTCTGTATTTAATTCCAATGCTTTTTTCATTACTATATTTCGTCCCCAAGCAATTCTTTGCGTCCTCAAACCAGGTAAACTTTTTTCCGTTATTATTTCAACATTTACATTTTTACGTGCCCAATCCTGCAATATTTCTAGAGTTTTATCATTACTATCATTTTCATATATAATAACATTACTTTTTTGAAAACAATTACATATCATTTGTATTTTATTTAATGTTGTAGGTAAAAAATTTTCTATATTTCTTGCAGTACCTACTACCACTACTGATGAAAAAAGTTTATCTTCTGATATATTTATATTATTAGAATCTGACTCGAAATTTTCATTTCCAAATCCATATGAATTTCTATATGAATTATTACCCACAAATAAAACTATTAAAATTAATACTGCAATAAATATTGTAACTAGCACTATTAATAATTTTTTATTTTTTTGTAAATTTGAAATAGTATTTTTAATTGAATACATTCAATATTAGTATTTATTAGTATTAATTATTAGTATTAATTATTAGTATTAATTATTATTATTTAATGAGAAAATAACCAAAAATAGAAATTCATTCATAAAATAACATAACTAAACAATCTTACAATTTCATCTTTATCTAATTCTAGCTTACCTCTTTTATATCCATCCATTAAAAAAATGACAGCATTTTTTACTAATTCATTATTTTCTAGTATTGAAATATCTTTCATAACATTTGGTAAAAATACATTCAATGTAATATATTTAGATTCTGGTGTATTAAATCCTGTAAAATTCGAAATAACATACTGATAATCACCAAAATAGAAATCGAACAATGAATTTTGCTTTTCTAAATTACAATATTCAAAATATACCTGTAAAAATATTTGCTCATCATTATGACCATATCCTAGAGATATAGTATCTTTTACACATTGAATACATAATTCCATAAACTTTAATAAATTTATTGCAGAACCACTGAAAAATGTACCTGCAATGCCACATCGACCGTACATATGATAATATGTTTCTAGATTAAGTGTTTCGGCTTTAGATGTATAATTTATAAAGCACATCCTAACCTTTTCACGCTTATTGAAAATAATATCATTGGAAACAGAACGTAATGAGTCCATATTAGAATATTGACTTGCTACTAATCCAAAATCTACCCAACCATAATATAATGAATCAAAGATATTCTTATTTATTGCATCTCGAACCATAGTAAATTTACTACTAGTAATAATTAGATATTCTGGAGTATTACGGGGGTCAGCCCGAGGACGCCTTTTTCTATTCTCTATTACTTTTGGTAAATAGGAATAAAATTCAATATCTTCAAACTTCTTTACTACATAGTGAGTCAGATAGCCATATTTATCACGTTCTTCTTTAATACGTGGATATGTATGTGGTTCGCAAAATATTACTAATGGACTGGAAATCTTTAGAGTAAATTTGGATGCTCTTTCTAGATAAACATCAAAATTTCTACCAGTATTAGGTAATTCGAAATACCCAGTTACATAAGTTATTTGTGTCATTTCTTATATATTTATATTTTGTATGTTTTTGTATGTTATTGTATGTTATTGTATGTTATTGTATGTTTTATTATTCTAGTTATCAAATAATTTTAAGTTAATAAAAAATGCAATTGCAAAGTATATTTTTTAATCATATTTCCAATTATATTTCCAATCATATTTTCTAATTAAATATATAATAAATATCAAATATATTTTCAAAAGATTTTTTTACTATCTGCTAGAATACTTTTCCAAAAAAGAAACAGAAAAAGAACAAAATAATAAAATGAAATCATCTTTTATAAATATAATCTTAATAATCTGCCTAATTGTTATTGCCGTTCTACTTACTATTCTTATTATGAAACGCAATACACCTAAACCAGAAATAGTTAATTCTACCAATTCTACAATTGCCCAGCAATTATTATCTGCATCCGATCAATATATTGCAGAAAGCCCATATTATTATGATAGTGGATATTGGCTAGACCCCCGATATTGGTGGTATGGTGATGATTATTATCGTCGCCATCATAATAATAACTATAATCATAATCATAATTATAATCATAATTATAATCATAATCAACCAACTCAACCACCACATCCAACTATTCCCGGAACACATCCTACTATGCCTGTAGTGCAACCAACATTAGGGCAAATTGCACCAACTATTGGAAACAGATTACCACGACAGCAATTAATTGCACCATCCGAAGATTCTGTTTTTCCATTACCTACTCTTGCTAGCCCAATACATAATTTACCCGAACAAATACATTTAGAATCGGATTTACCTGTATTTGCACCCCCGATACCTCAGCCACCTATAGAAATGACAAATCATAGATTGCCTATTGTTGATTCAGTCGATAATGGTTCTACTATGCCTGATAATAGACCTGCACCTGTAGATATCCAAGCATCGCAAAATATTGGAATGAGTGGCAATAATTCTATCCACGTGCCAGAAATCCAACCTGTAATTGCAATGCAACATTAAGTATTTTTACGAAATTTATTTTTTCTAGTTTTTGTTTATGTCCAAAATATGTCTAAAATATGTCTAAAATATGTCTAAAATATATAATTTGTATTAAATTATGTTTAAGCCTAAAAATATATAAATGAAAACAATGTATAATATATTTACCACATTAAAAAAAATAAAACAAAACATAAAACAAAACATAAAACAAAACATAAAACAAAACATAAAACAAAACATAAAACAAAACATAAAACAAAACATAAAACAAAACATAAAACAAAACAAAAATAATAAAAATAATAAATAAAAATGAAAATCTTCGTTTTGCATTATTCTAAATTAACGGAAAGAAAGCAAAATATTTTACAACAATTTGCAAAATATAACATTACTGTTGGGTAAAAATGTATAAAATGTATTAAATGTATAAATTAAATACATTACTAACATATAATTTTTTTATTATTTTAATAAATTCGTTTATTTTGTAATTTAAAAATATTACTATTTTACAAAAGTAATATAAATGTCATGTCTTGGGTTAAAGCAAAAAAGGCAAAAGAATATTACTCTATTACATCTCCAACCCTTAGACACTGGGCAAACATCAACAA